ATCATCTGGAAATATGTTTCAATAGTCCAGCTGATATATTGCTTTCTGTAATCATAGAACAAAGCAAAAAGCTTTGATGCAAAGTTATTAAAGTATTCAGGCGCAACTTCATACAGTGGCTTGGTACGCTTACCAGGCCAGTTTTCGGTTGCAGGGCTCTTATTAAATTCTAATGAAAGCGCAAACTTTCGAACCTCTAATGGATCACTAAAGAAATCATCTACACAAATGGTTGGAAAATACATTAGTCAAAACCTTTCCTAAAAGAAATATAAGAATAAACACCAAAAGCAAAAGCCATAAAGATCGAAAGTACCAGCAAAGGTCCGAACATGATCAGAAGGTCAATCGAGGTCATATACTTATCTCCTTATTCACGCTGGCTGTTTACATAGAGAACGAGAAAAAGCACTCCAGCACCAACATAGGTGTTGGTACCAAGGCTGATACACACAACACCCGCAATTAACAAGGCGAGTGATAGGAGGATCGACCACAAAGCCTTGAGAGCTTCATCATTCACATTCATTTTAGGCTCCTATTACATCGGTTTCGGTCACGAACAGGTTCACACTCTCGGGGAAAGAACCGTTGACACGGACTTCCTCTGAACGCATATACGCCAACTCCTTGGTCGCATATACACCGAGAATGAGAGATCGACCATCAGGATAGGTCGCGGTCAACAGGTATACCAGAGAACAGGTCATTCAGGCCTCCAAGAGATAGGGCTTATTCCACTTGCCAACATTAACATGGACATACCAACCAACATCAAAATAGTCAGTTTGGATATCCGAATTGTCATGGTTGCCATTATTCAAAGCACGGAGAATTTCTTCAAGAAACTTGCGGATCACCTTGTTTGAAAAATGGTCACGGTACCAATAGTTGTTGATCTGAATACACTTTTCAGCGGGGCTACCATAGCGGAAACCACCAGGCTGCGCGCCGACGGTTTCGTTATAGTTGCCGATGAAGTCAAGAGTGCCAGACTTGATATTGAGTGAAATACTATGGCGGTCGGTCGCCAAAGAACCCTTGACGCCATAACGCTTGAGGATGGACTTGACGGCCGGTGCAAGCTTGGCCTTGCGGTCTTGGTTCATGTAAGCCATTCTATAATCTCCTTAGCGAAGGTAAAGACCAGCATTGCGAAGGGTCATGGCCTTCGCACCCTTATTCGACACAACACCCTTGCTGGCAAAGGTATTAGCAGACTTGCGACCAGGGGTGGCGATGGTCACCTCACCACCATTGGCGATGAAAGCCTGCACAAGCTCGGCAATGGCAGTAACCTGAGCCTGACGCTTTTCAAGAACATTTCCGTAGATCATGGTAGAACCTCTCTCAATCATCATGGTAGTAGGATACAGGAGTTGGTGGTGGATGCAAGAACTTTCTGTTGCCAAGCTTGTTATACCTTAGTCTAATGTCAAACTTTTGACACTCGCACATCGGTATTCAACTTCGGCTTGACAATACGGATCAATTCTCGTTCGCGCTTGTGGGCCGCAGCCTTTCCGCGAACAATTTCAACCACTTGGACCTCGAAGGACTCGGGACCATACTTCCTGATAGCCTGGCAGAGCTTCCAGTCGAGCCCTTCGGTGAGGGCTCTGCGGACATGCTTCTGCCAGCGGCGCTTGAGGGAACGCTTCGGAGAGCGATCCTGGACGAATGTAACACCGATGTATACATTCGTACCTACGGTGAGACTGTAAATCAGGTGGTTACGGTCGGATCGGGCTTTGCGCTTGACTATCATGGTTGCCACCTTAAAGGAACTGGTGGCGGAGTCAACCACTATTTGTTGCCAAGCTTCTAATACTTTAGTCTAATATCAGACAAAGACCCTTGTAAACTCTTCGTTAACATCTGTAACAGAAGGTGTTACACTCTGGAGCATGAAGGAAGGCGTAAATCCTGCGAATCCACCACCCTCATTGTAGAACATGGCGAGGTCATAGGCTTCGTCCTCAAAATAGAAGGTCCTGATTACCTGATTGGTTTCGGTCTCATAGACCTGCCAACGATAGTCATCTTCGGTCTTCACGGATGCGACAACATACTTCATTATACCACCTTCAGTTTCTTAAACTTGTCACGACTATTAAAGTTACCTTTTTCAAACACAGGCTCTTGACCAGAATCCGCAATGTCTACCTGTGCTGATGCTTCAACATCATACAGTCTCATCTTCGCTCTGTCAACACCAACAACAAATCTTTTGTTTGCTGTAGGATCATTGTAGCGGTTCTTCAACTGCTTCACTTGGATCTGGTTCAACTGTTCTAATGTTTCATTGGTACTCAAGGCAAACATCAAGTCTGCGGTGGCCGGGAGGCCGAAGGACTCTGAGGTGTCTGTGAGTTCGACATCTGAGCTTGCGTATCCTGCTCTGGTTGTTTGAGTAGCACTGACGAGTGGTACATTGAACTCCACTGCCAACCCTCGTAACTCTTCCGCGATTGACTTGATGAGTGTGTAAGAGTTGACATTCGATCCAGCTTTAATGCGAGAAGAACAACAAATGTTGAGATAATCGATGTAGATAATATGAGGAACAAAGCTTCGTTTAAGTCGGAGTTCATTTAGTAGATTCCTAAAGTGGTTTGCACCAGCGGCCGCCGTTGGATATTCTTTGATGATAAGTTTACCATGAGCTTTAGACTTAGCCTGCTCAATCTTCTTGTCATACATATCTTTGCTCAACTTCTCAAGATCAGATATATAAACATTCAAAAGATTAGCATCGATACGCTCGGCGATCTTTTCTTCTGACATTTCCATTGTGATATAAAGAACATTGTAACCAGCAGAGATATTAGCGGCCGCAAAGTGACACATGGCTAGAGACTTACCAACACCAGTGCCGGCAAGGATGATGTTTAGTGTTTTCTTGGGTAGACCGTTCTTCGTGATCTTGTTAAAGAAATCAAGATCGAATGGTATGCGTTCTTCTATACGATGATAGAAGTCGAAACGCTGATCAGCATTTTCAAAGTAATCGTGACCAATGTTTGGATCAAAAGAAACCGATAAAGCATCTGTCAACAGGGATGGAATAGCACCTTTCTGTAGCTCTCCATTCTTGTTGTTCATGATTTCGATGGCTTTTGTCATCGCAAGATAGATAGCCTTTTCTTGACAGAACTCCTCTGTCGATTTCAAAAGCCATTCTTCATTAGACTTTTCATCAAAGTTAAAAGAAGCTAAGGCGCTTTTACACGCCTTAGCCTCATCATCTGTGACACCACGAAGGGAATCGATTTCAATAATCAGAGACTCGGTTGTAGGCCTCTGATTATATTCCAGAATGAATTGATTGATCTGTGAGAAAAGTATCTTGTCTTCACCAGAGAAATAATCATCTTTGATGAATGGTAGAACCTTACGGCAGAAGTCCTCGCTGCTCAACAGGTTCTTCAGAATAGTTTTCTCCAGCGTCATTTTCTCCAGCCTCCGCAGCTTCAAGTACCAAGTGATTAAGAATGAGACCAATATGGTTGGTAAATCTCTGATCGTTTCTCAAAGTCGTCTCAGAAAAATTACCCATCTCTATAAGATCATATAAAAATTGGACAACGGCTTCACCATCATCCTTTTCTTTGACAGCAACTTTTACATATCGATATATAACATTTTTATAAGGCCCTGTCAAGATTTCAATTGGTACCGTTTGAACATCATCTTTAGTTACCAAGTCATCTCGAAACTTGAAATCACTCTTCTCAATCATTCTACTTCCTCCACCTCAACGGCACCACCATAAAGAAACTCCTCTTTGGCACCTGCATCGATCTGTTCTAAAATCTCCTGAGTGAAATACTTTTCAGGGTTCTTCTTAATATCTTTTTCGAAGCCCTTAGTACCATCAGGAAATTCATATCTGGTTGATACCTTCTTGGCGATACCATAACGCTCAGCCAAATCAAGCAAACCATAATACTTGTCCAAGCCTGATGAATAGTTCAACCAAGTTTCAACCTTCTTATCTTCAACGGTCAAACGAGACTTCTTGGTGTGTGCGGTAATAACTGAACCGGTACGACCGTCTTCATCATCAAGTGTCTTGTCTTTCTTCTTGGACAGAAACACAATACCAGAAGCGGCATATTCAAGACCAGAACCGCCACCCATCTTCTTCACAGGCACATAAGAACCAACCACATCATAAACATGGTTCGTGACGATAAGTGGAACATTGGCCTTACCAAGCTTCAGAGTAAGAACACGGAAAGCACCACGAATAAGCTGCGCTCTTGTCATATCACGGGTGTCTTTACCATCCGCAATATCTTGCATTTCTTTTTCAGTTGAAAGATTACCAAGTGAGTCAAGAACAAACAGCATAGGCAATCTCTCACCTTTCTGTTCAAGATACTTGTCGAGGATCTTTACAGCCTGTGTGCGAAATTCCTGAATGGTAGCCACAGGCATAATGGCCATGCGCTTAACATCTACACCACGATCTTCTAGCATCTGCTTAGAGATGGCAGACTCAGACTCAAAATAGAAAATAAATCCACTTGGATTGTCTTCAAGAAACTGTCGGCAGATATTGATTGCGTAGAAGGTCTTACCTGTAGAAGGCTCACCTGCTAGAGCGGTAACTTTATTCCCAGGTAAACCTCCATATATGGAGCCAGAAAGTAGTGCGTTAAGAGCATAGCTGCCAGTTCCAATAAAACCAGTAACATCACCAGCTTCGATACCCTCGTCAACGATACTCGCATATTCATTTCCTGTTTCTTTAATAAGTGTAGCAAATATATCCATAAGTTTCTCCTTAGGGTTTGATTCCCAATCTTACAATATCATCTTCTTCGGTGATCTCACCGCATTGAACTTCGATTATAACTAGTGGGAGTTTTGATATGTTGGTGATTTTATGTACCGCACCGACTGGTACTACAAAGGTATCACCTTGCTTAACCTTGAAATTGTCACCATCAAGCCTAACTTCTCCTAGACCGTCTGTGATGGCCCAAGTCTCACTTCTTTTAAGATGGTATTGTAAAGAAATAGATTTACCAGGATCAATAACTAATCTCTTGACTTTGTACCAAGGACCTTTGTCTATAACTTCCCAAGTACCCCAGTCTCTACGACAAAAATTCTCATCATTCATTTACAACCTCATTCATTTCCATAAATTCTGGTGTATTATTTCTGTTAACTGAAATATTGAAAGCTAACAATAACAGAATAGCTAAAGGATCGAAAACGAAAATAATAAGTATTATAACGATCCTGATAGCTTTGTCAACCATATTTCTATCAGAACTGTTATATATTAATTCAGCCACATATTTAATTGGGCCTATCTCGGCTTCAACCTTCTTGTATTCTGATTCCAGTTTTATCTTTTCAGATTTAATATCACTTAGCTTTTTGATTTCTTCTTGTTTGCTATTAATCAGGGTAGTTCTTGTCTTTCTTTGCTGTTCAGCGGCTTTGAGAGATGTTTGTGCCTGATTCCTATCATTCAACTTTGATACGGCGGAATCTATCTGTGCTATCTGTTTATCAAGATCAGATATGGAATCTTCTACAAATTTTATCTTATTATCAAGGATCTGTATTTGATCCACGACACCAGTATTTAAAACCAAATTCTGTTCTATGTGAGCCTTAGATAGAAAGCCAAATATACCCATGCTGGTTATTAGCATGAGGATAAAAACGGCAAATGATAGATAGTATCTGATAAACTTTGGCGCAAACTTCCAATTATTATAGAGCCAAGATGCAGAAACTAATTTGCCGACCTCCAATACTGAACCCATGATGACCACAGGCCAGAAGGCGCCGGCAAATATAGTTGTTAGACCTATGATTGAATAGTATGCGGCTACCGTTGAGATAGCCACACCTGTTAAGAATACTAGATAGTGCATGACCTATTTAGCTGAAGAAAGCAGACAGGCTACTGACATGCTCACTCTTCCAACCGATAGAGTCCAAGATAATCTTCAAAGGCTCAACGAAAGATTTATCATACTGTGTATCATAGTCGATATACTTCTCAAGTTCAAATTCTTTAGGAATAGAATTGACGAATGAGATTATATTACTCTGAACATGATTTGGTTCTTTCAGATAGATAAATTTAATCTTTTCACCTTCTTTGATAAACTCATACTTCTTTTCAAGCTTGAGCTTTTTGATCATATGATTATAGATCAAAGAACCACGAACATGAATAGGGCAGCCTTTACCATAGATCGTGGTCTTATCACCAAACTTTGCAAGACCGTTCACGCCACGAGGGAAGGCAATATCAACAGGATCATTTCTCTTAAACTCATCGCGGAAGTTTTCGATGAAGTCGATGATCGACTCTTCGTCCTTGTTGAAGATAATCTCAATGGCTTCCCATAACTTTTCTTTACATGCTGTAGGTGTAGAAGACTTGATCATCTCAAGACCCATCACCTTTAGTTTCGGCTTTGCATATTGCACACCTTCGTTATTGTGAACGCGGAGGATATATCGCTTCTTGGCTGTCCAGATGCCTTTATCAGCCAGCGCCTCGCGCTTCATCATCATTTTTTGATCAAATGCGTGGACATACTCAGCAAGTTCCGCATAAGACTTATCAATATACGGTTGAATTTTAGCCTCACAGATTTTGTCCATGAAGGCGATGACTTCTGCTGCGCTGCTAGAAGGATCTGTTTCTTTAATAGTCTTACATACCAATCTATCAAGATTAAGGTAAATTGAATCCGTATCCGACGCAATGACATAATCTCCGTCCTCTGTCTTCAGTATCTTGTTCATATAATCGTTGAGCTTGTTTTCAATCCAACGGATAGACAACTGACCTGCTGTAGTAATAGCCGAAGCCTGTCGAATATCAAAGAAACGAAAGTATTCATTACCTAAAGCACCATAAGCTGAGTTCAGGCAAACTTTCTTAGCAAGTTGTAGATTGTTATAACGAGCAATTCTCTTTTCAATCTCAAAACGCTTTACAGGATCTTTTTCTAGCTCAAGTTCTTTCTTTGCTTCAATAGCTTTCTTCTTATACTTAGAGCGATCATTATACATCGTCTCCATCATTTCAGGTAGAAAGCCTTGCTTATCTGTGCGGAAGAATTGACCATTAGGTGTTAAGGTACAACCAACCAACCCGTCTGTAGAGATAGACTGGCTAAGAAGCCGATCAACATCAACGCCGCGAAGGACAATATTGCGATGGGCATCTTCATAGTTTTTAGGCTCCAATAGTGTTTCAGGTGAAATGTTATATTGCATGATCAAATGCGGATAAAGAGAGTTTAAGTCAAACGAAGCCACCCAGTTATACATACCAGGCTTCGGTTCTTTCACATACGCACCAACATAGGCTTCTTTATTATGCTTTGTCACAGGCGGAAGAACCATGTTTCTTTCACGCAGATGATTATAGATCAGAGCATCCCACATGCGGACCTGTGCGAACACATCATCATAATTCGTCTTACTGTCATAAGCCAGCGTCAGAGCCAATTCGATGAGTTTAAGCTTATCATCAAGGCGTTCGATGAGTTCGACATCCTTAATATTATATTCGATAAAGAGTTGATAGTTGTCTTTGTATAGTGTGTGTAGATTACCATACTCCTCATACGAAAGCTTTCGTTCACCTAGTTCCACATGTGCGATGTTATCAAGCTTATATGATTCCTGAGATTTACCTTCAGGAGCATATCGCTGATAAAGATCGATGTAGTCGAGTGCGGAGATACCTAGAATAACATAGGTATTGAATTGACGACCAGGCCCAAAGTTGACCTCACGATCATTCAATGTATTCCACGGCGAAAGCCTCTTGGCTTCATCTTCGCCAAGAAGCTTCTTGATACGATTAACAATGTAGGGGATATCAAAGAGTTTAATATTCCAGCCAGTAATGATATCAGGATAATTGCCAGTCCATTCATCGATGAAACGCTTAATCAAATCATATTCATCTCGACACTTGATATACTGGACATCATCACGAGTATTGTTAAAAACACCGCAGCCAAAAACAACAAACTTATCACCCATCTTATAAGTGATGGCTGTGATAGGTTCATTTGCATCATCAGGTTCAGGGAAACCGTTTTCGCTACCCACCTCGATATCGATATTGCATACATTAATATGCTCCATGTCCCAATCAACATCATGCGGATGCTGATCAGCTATAAAAGCATATTCATACTTTTGATTACCGTAGATTTTAAAATTCTCTACGCCTTCATATTGCTTGACGAAATCGCGGCTATCACGGATATTACCTGGATTAATCTTGTCAACATATTCGCCTGTTACAGTGGTGAACTTAGTTGGTTTCTTTGCAGGTACGAAAAGAGTAGGGTTATACTCAACCCTACTCCTAACTTTCTTACCGTTGTCTACGCCTCTATAAAGAATTTTAGAACCGTAAACCTGAACATTTGTATAAAAAGACTTCATTACATTCCTGGCATAATAAGTTTTGAAGAAGGTGCAACAATACCACCAAACATAGAATTATACTGATTGACAAACTCTTGGATTGGTTTCATTGTCACTATAACATGGGCCTTGTGAATTGTAAAGTCTTTCTCTTCTGACCATTCAGCCCAAGGTGCAAAACCTACTGTAGGCATATTTGGCGAAGTCTTGGAAGGTACAGTGAGAACACGGACAGGATTCTTGATTGTGATATTAGAATCCGTTTCGGTTACAATTTCACCCAACAATTCTTGACCGTTGATGAGCTTGACGATTTTAATATTAGATGCCATCTTCAAATTCCAGCATATAGTCATAAACGCCAAGAGTGACCCACTTTTCAGGAATCAGCGTGACCTTACTGCCAGACTCCGTGCTGTAGGTGTACTTGTTATCAAAGTCAACAATTCGCGCAATGCGTTCCCACTTACCATCATAGGCGCGCTGCTTGAACTGGGTTTCAAGAATCTTGAGACCATATTCATTCTTCATGATATTACCTTTCAGAAATAATTGTCTGTTGAGATTAGTTTGAAATGAAAGTTTTCCAATCCTGCTTTGATGCAAGAATCACATATGATACCATCTTGGTATGTGTTTGTCAAGACCTCATAGATATGCCCATCAGCCATTGTTGAACCATAGAAGCCTGCAAGCAATAGTTTGCCTGACATATCGTAATATATCTCGGCTGAACATTCCATGCCTTGCGTTTCATTATCTTCAAAGATAGGCTTGTATTGCTTTTTACAACAACTACAGATAATCATATCAGTCCCACAATGCACGGTAATACTTAGCGAACAGTCTAAGACCATTCATACGGCGATCTTCAGCGGCTTTCATACCTTCTGTGTCAATCTTGAAGGTGTGATTTGGTCCCTTAACCATTTCTTTGAGACCCATATTTTTACCTTCTTCAATTTCTTTCCATTCCCAATCAGCCTTGCCAGTATAGAACTGATCGTCCCATTCATCATCGATGAAGGTGCCAAACGACCAGATCATTTCATCCATGATCCAATCCCAACGCTTTTCAAAATTGTCGTCTGTCTTACCCCAAGACTTATCTTCTTCTGACAAAGGTGTAGCTGCGGTTGAGCGAAGATGCTCAGGCACATCTTCATCATCTGTCCAAGGATTACCATGCTTCTGCTCTTTCAGCTTGATAAGCATAGGATGAATAATGTGTGCGAGAGTATGATCCATCGACCATACATCATATTCATCAATACGCACCTTGATCTTGCGCTTCTGACCAATCTTATTGACAGTTGCGTTGAGAACGGTCTGCCATCTATCACAGAACCATTCTACAGCATGGTCAAACTTAGTATAATCTTTATCTTCAACCTCATAATAAGGCTTCTTATGGCATTTTTCAAGAAGCCAATTTTCAAAGTTACTGGTAGTCCACCAGTGAGGGTATTTTCCAATATGAACTTTCATATCAACATCCTACATCCGTATCTAAGCCATGTTGAATTTCAGCCAACTTAGCCGCATCTAATAGAGTTTGAACCAGACCAATCTTGGCAAACTTTATGATTGCGGAATGATCAAGATCAAAAACAACACGGCAAGAACCATCTTCATTGTCTACCACTTCAAGAACTTCAATCTTGAAAGTATTTGTGCTATCACTCATAACAAAATCTCCAATTAGTAGTTACATATTCTTTCATATACTGGGCGACCACGATAGTCATTACCAACATATTCGTTCCAACATTCGCGTCTATGAACAGGGCGACCCCATTGATCATATGTCAATGCGCCTAATACACCAAGACCAATAGCACCAGCAACCCAAGGTAAAACATTAGGCTGATAATGATGACGAGGTGGTGTTCTATGACGATAAACCGGATCCGCGAGAGCAGATCCGGTCAAAGCTAAAACACTCATTGCAATTAAAATGCTACGCATGTGTTTCTCCTTTTGGAGCGGACGGCCAGACTCGAACTGGTCTTCACTAGCTTGGAAGGCTAGGGCACAACCCTTATACCACGCCCGCGATTTATTAGGCCTTCTTAGCAGGTGCCTTCTTAGCGGCAGTCTTAGCAGGCTTTGCAGCAGCAGGCTTAGCGGCGACCTTAGCAGGAGCCTTCTTAGCAGCTGGCTTCTTTGCAGCAGGCTTTTCAGCCTTTGGTTGAACAGTCTTTACCATTTCTTCTACCTTTGTTTCTGTCTGAGTTGTTGTGTCAGTTGCGGGTTGAACTTGTGTCACAGCATCCGTAATCTGATCATTTACTGCGTTAACTGTTACATTAACAGTAGGTTCTACTGGCTTCTTTCTGAAAGCGAAGTATAAAAGCAATACACCCGCAACCAAAAGACCACCAGCAAATAACATATTTTCAATCGGCATTATATTATCTCCTTAGACTAACTTATTATTTATATCATCAACGAACTAATTATTGATTTTATATCATGTTTTGGTGTGAATGTCAATACATCCAACATTCTTCCAATGTCAGATACCAAGCGATCAACATCACCATTTCTTCGTCCATGATATTCTACCTCTATTTGTTTTCCTGTTATACTCTGAACTAGATTTACAATATCTAAAACAGAATGACCTTTACCTGTTCCAAGATTACAAATAATTCCTTTATCATTCTGTTCCATATATTCGTAGGCTTTGATGTGTGCCTGACATATATCCACTACATGTATATAGTCTCTTACGGCTGTACCGTCATGTGTATTATAATCGTTACCATATATCTTTATGGTATTCGATTTCATTATATTTGGCAATAGATGTGTTTCAGGTTCATGTTCCTCATATAGACCTGCTTCAACATTCCTACCTGCGGCATTGAAATATCTAAGAATGCCTGGCCTGACACCTTTAGTTTCAGCCGCAAGCAGAATATCTTCTACGATACTCTTTGTCTTGGCGTAAACGCTCTGAGGATTCTTTGATACGCTTTCATTGATGAAGCCATTTATTGATCCGTATACAGCACAAGAACTAGAGAATATGAAATTCTTTACACCATAGTATATGGCTTCATCGATAAGCTTAACGGAACTGTTGATGTTATTATAGTAATACAGATATGGATTCTGCTCACCTTCAGGTACAGAGGCTAGAGATGCGAAATGAAATACACAATCAGGCCTATCATGCAAGACTGCCATTTGTGTCTTTGATAGGTCGTGAATGTAAAACTCATCATATAGATGGTTGAGCTTATTCTTCAAAACCATATCAATAGCTGTGATCTTACAATCAGGATAAGCCTGTCGCAACTCATAACACATATGAGAGCCAATGTAGCCACTAGCACCGGTTACAACAAAATGCTTCACGATTCTATCCGATCTTCGGCTGGATAAAAATCGAATCGGATGTGATTTATAGGGCTCAAACCTAAAACTGCCGATCTCACTAAGCCTTTCTTCTGAAGCTGAAAGACATTGCTCATCCATGTTTGCTCGAACGGTCTGTTCCATTTTATATCCAAAAATATCTTTCTATTTCCTGCACGAGAAATCCAAAGAGGCCAATTACAATAGAAATAATCACCTTCGAAGTATGATAGACCCTTATATCTTTTTTTCTTCGTAGGTATTATCTTTGGCACATTTTCACCTAGACCATTCTCAGGAAGATTAGGATTATCAGGGAAAAATTCTTCTCTGACCGATTGAGGTATATTATACCAAGCCCATTGAATATCATTAGATCCATAAAATTCTGAGAATGTGAGTTTTAGAAAATCATATCTTTCTTTGTGTATGATGGCAAGAGATTTGCGATACAGTTGATCGGTGTATGTATCGTAACCTTGCCCGCATATCGCGGTTATAGGTGTATGTAATGTCATGTCATCTTCTAAGAAGATATAATATTCACTATCGGATTCATTGAAGTGTTCAGCCACAAACTGACGACCACCACAAATACCTAAATTCTCTTCTTTCTTAATATGCTCAAATCCATATCTCTTACACAGGTCATTGTATTCTTGATAGAGAGAATAATTCGTAGAATTATCAACCAGTATCTTTCTCGTCATACTGATGAAATCAGGATCACTATAGAGATAAGATTCTATAAGAGCCTTGAACTGAGCAGGGCTATTGTAGGTAAGAACATAAAGTGAGGTCTTAATATCATCTATAGACTTATTCTTCTTATATGGTATGATCGTTGTATTGTTTGTCTCTGTGTTATCGATAGTACCAAGATGGTCAAAGAATTTATAAACGAGACCGTTAGACTCCAATTCGAATCTATGAATGGTTTCTGGATTCTTATATGCAAGTATGGTATGAAAATTCTCTTCGGTGCCCATGTATCCTTCGTTGAGAGAAGATTTCATACATGAGATATATTCACCGTTGAGTGAGTTTATCTTGCTCTTATGCCCACCAAAGAAACCACCTCTACAGACATATTGAGACTTTTCACCACAATATTCATTAAACTTGTCTGCTTTAAACCCATGCACTTCGCTTTGTGTTTCATATGGGAATGAAAGAAATAGAAACTTATCTTCTATCTCTTTCATATACCAAGGTAGCTTCTCCACATTGGCAATAGTCTCAATAGGTACAGTATTGGTTAACCCACCATCGATCCAAAAGAAATAATCACTACCAAAAGGATTGTGTATCGTTGTGTCATTCACCATGAAGAATTTTGACATAACGATAGGATTATAATACCTCAGTTTTGCCTGAGGTGATTTAGACAACCAATCAGCCTGACCATACCATTCAGGATCCTGTCTTATCTCCTGGACCCTATCATAGTATTCAAACCACTTCTCAAAATCTTCAAGCTCTTTGTTGAAGATTCTGGTATTCATGGCACTACGACGAACAGATATGTATGAGTTTAAAGATTCAGGAGCCCACACAACAATATTAAATGGAAGACTCAGAAGTTTATCAAAGCAACCAAGATAGTGGTCGAATGACCGACCAAAATCATCAAGCTTATCACGACCAAGGTCCCACAGACCTGTCACTAATGTAAAATTGTTCTTCTTCATTTTGTAAAATAGAATCCATCAAGATATAGGCAATCCATCTGCGTCTTATCAAACACTCTAAAAGCATCAGCATAAGATGATAGAATAGGTTTACCGTTCAAGTTAAAGCTTGTGTTGATTAGAACACCAACACCTGTTCGTTCTTCAAAGATAGTTAGTAGATCATATATGAAAGGGTTCTTAGCCCTTGTAATTGTCTGCACTCTAGCTGTACCATCAACATGTGTAATTGATGGTAGAACATCTCTATACTTATCTTTCACTTTTGGGCAGAAAGACATAAACTCACTGCTTTCATTCCATTCGAAATACTCGGACACATTCTCCAACTTTACGATAGGCGCAAATGGTCTATAGAACTCTCTGTCTTTGACCTTTGCGTTTAATATGTCTTTCATATTTGGATTGAGAGGTGAACAGATTATGCTACGATTACCGAGCGCACGAGGCCCATGTTCTGAATTATGCTGAACAACACCAACTATCTTGTCACCGTATAGATCATTCACAATACAATCAATAGATACACGATTACCACGCCTATTTTCAATCTCTCTAGGCAACATATATTTGTCAACAGCAGGTATGCCAAGATAAGAAACATCATATTGTACCGTAGGTTTGAGGCAGTGTAGCATCATACCTGTGGCAATACCACAATCACTAGGCGCAGGACCAACAAAGACAGGCAGTTTCAATTCATTTCTAATTCTGGTGTTAAGAACAATATTCAAAGCACAACCACCTGCCAGACAAATTGGAAGCTGATACTTGTATAATGTCATGCCGGCAATTTCAAAAAAGAGGTCTTCAAATACTTTTTGTGAAGTGGCGGCAACATTATAAGCCGTCTCATCTTCGAAACGGTTATCACCATCGAATTTAAGACCGATCTTTTCACCAAGTATTTCAAGCAAAGCTTCATAAGTTGGACCTGTAGGCTTTGCAAGATAGAACTCTTTGAAAGCATCATACCACTCAGGCACACACTTACCATAAGATTGATAGCCAAGTATCTTACCAGCATATACCAGATTGCCTGTAGATAAGGCAGGCTCTCTACGAATATCTTTAATATATTCACCAAACAACATGTAGGGGAAACCTAGATCAACATCAAACTTTTCGATAAGAGCTAAGCCTTTCTCTCTATTGCAGCGATATATGTTGAAGAATCCATCATTACCACCACCATCAAAAGATACCGCTATAGCATCTTGAAATGGTGATTGATAGAAAGAACCAGCAGCATGTGCTTCATGATGCTTCATTTCATGATATTCATTTGCGGGGAATAGTTTGTAGTATTCGTATCTTTGAACTTCATTTGTGAATACATCATCATTTGATTCACAATGCTGGTGTAGAACCTTGTCGAACTGAAAGATACTATACTTGTTTTCGATATATTCCATTATCAACTCAGCAGCATATCTGCGTGAACCTGCTACCATATACTGACAATATCCAAGGTTCTTTTGATTGAAGAACCTTTCGAACTCGATGATCTCAAGTATCTCACCACCAATCTCAACCACAACAGAGGCATTGTGCGACCCATGTATGGCGAGATTGGGTAAATTTCTAGATAGTTCTGGTGTTTCAATCCACATTAAATTTTCCATGCAAGCAATTTAAGAACAGCATCTCTACCATTCTCAGGATTTCTTTCATCAGGTACTCTTTCAACCTTATTAAAGCCAGCCTCAAGAAGCATCTTTGTTAGTGTATGTTCACTAAAACCATTTATGTGACCCATACCAGGTATCTTGAACTCTTCTGGATGTCGCCAGCCACCATAGATATAATCTAAAGCATTGTCCCAAGGATCTTCGTGCATATTCAACCAGTGAATACCTTCAGTCTTTTCTTTCCAATCACCCTTTACAATACGCTCCATAATCCAGAGCATATCAGGGCAAGTGATTTCTACATGGGCACCTGGCTTTAAAATGCGATGAATTTCTTTAAGTACCAGTGGTGCAGCAAGATAAACTAGATGCTCAATCACATCACCAAGATAAGCTTTGTCGGCATGATTATCTGGAAATGGATATGGTAGATTATGAAGGTCGTGCTTAACATTCACACCAGGCCATTCATGAACATCCATTCTAACTGTAGCATCAGGCTTTGGGTGTGGCCCAGAGCCTATATCGATGATAACTTCATTACTCTGAACGAAATTATAATTCATTAGCGATACCCTTCAAACATTCCCTGACGCTCTCTCTTAGCGATCTCTTGGCTGCCCAACCAAAATACAAATCTGCCTTAGAAGTATCAGGAACTCTGACTAATACATCATCATTATACTTTCTAACCGTCTTAAAGTCAAGATTAGAAGGCTGTATCAGGCCCATTTCCATAGCTTCTTGATGAATAACATTGGCTAGATGCTTCATCGTCACTGGTTCTGGATTGGCAAGATTGAAGATTTCGTTCCGTGTCATTTCATCAAATGAAGAATTGGCGATAGCACTAGCAACATCGTCAATCCATGTAAAGCATCTGACCTGAAGCCCATCACCAATGATAGGCAATGTGGTCATTTTATTCACAACAATATTCTTGATATAATCAGCAAAGACATGAGATGTTCCGATTTCACCTTCAGAACGCTCATATGGTGTAATGATATTGAAAGGTCTCCAAATGGTGTAATCCATGCTATACTGTTTTGAGAATGCCATGGACAATTTCTCACCAGTAAACTTGCTTAGACCATAGTCTGTGACAGGAGCAATGTTTTCAAAAGGCATATCTTCAGACACAGGAAAGTTAGTATCTTGGATACACTTTTCATAGACCATGCTAGATGAAACATAGACTACTCTTTCGACGCCATTATTAACAGCAGATTTAAGAATATTATTATGTAGAGTGATATCTTCCCCAAGAATGTCAGCACAATACTTATTGAAACCTCCTATACCATAGATGCGAGCCGCAGCCTGAATAACATAATCAGGCTTATGTTCACGCATGAGAACATTAACAAAATCTCTATCAGTCAAATCACCTCTTACGAAGGTATAGTTTTCTCCAGCATGACCAAGCCTCTCACCATAGCGGACAAGATTGTCAACACCAACAACCTCGTGGCCTTGATCAATCAACTTCGGTATCACAGCCTGCATAAGGCTGCCTTCAGAACCGGTAACGAGAACCTTCATGCTATATCTCCCACTTTGTAGATTCCATTATAAAATTGTTTGCTGATGTCCCAAGATTTCCAAATGTCAACAACAAGACAATCATCTCTCAGGTCACTAATATACTTAGCATAATCATCCTTGAACTTCTTGTGAGGCGTCATAAGGATGACTGCATCATACTCAGATTTATCTAAGTCATTCAGGTCATAGTTATGATCTCTAACATAAGGATCTAGAGCATCATATTCAACACCATTCTTCTTGCAGACCTTGATAAGCTTATATGACAGGCTGTTTCTTGTATCATCACAATCAGCCTTGAAAGCCAGACCAAGTATCAGAACCTTTTGAATATTAGGATTCATACTCTTGATGCGGTTGAAAACATAGTCAGGCATACCCTCATTGATATGAAAGCTGGTCTGAATAAGGTCGGCAAAATGAATATCTGTTAGCAAGAACTTACCGTCTTTGAACAGGCAAGGGCCACCAACATTAGGGCCAGGCAGAGGAACACCCATACGATTATACCCATAATTAGCCGCTTCAATCACCTTATGAATATCTACACCCTGCTTATCTGCAATCATGAAGAACTCATTAGCAAGGGCAAAGTTGATATAGCGGTACATATTGGTAATCAGCTTACCAACCTCAGCTTCACGAGGTGTAAGATTGAAGCATACGCTTTCAATA